ATTTGAACATTAGAATCCCGGCTACTGATGAAGATTTACGTGAGTGCTACGCTGATGCGTTAGCAAGCCAAACAAGCACTTACATAAGATGCACAAGTAGAGAAGCCAAATTAGAAAAAAATCCAACTGTTGTAAATAACAAATGGAAAAAAATAGTCAACGAAGACACTAGTAAAGTTGTAGTTTGTATCGGAGAAGGGTTAACTTACGCTTTAGGTTCATTTGCTGATTCTTCCATTTACTGGACCACAGATCCAACTTCTACATTACCGGAAGAATTAAACTGCTACAAAGAAATTATTATTTTAGAACCTTATACTGGTAGTTTTATACAAATACCAGAATCATTTACACATAAATCAATCACACGCAGAAATTTTAAAACCGAAAACAAAAAAATTATGAAACAAAACTTAGGATGGGAGGATTTTATTTTATGAAAAAAATTTTAGTAATTGGATCTAACAGCGATACTGCCAAGGCCACCATGGCTCGTTTAGAAAAAGATCACATAATAGTTAAAATAAACAGAAGCATAGTTGATTTAGCAGATGCTACTGCTAGTGAAAAAATACGAAATTTGCTAGCAATTGAACAACCAGATGTTGTTATTCATTGTGCTGGTGTGTTTGATGTTACTGATGATTTTGATACTATTTTTGATATTAATGTTAAAAGTCACTGGGCAGTTATTAAATATTATTTTGACAATCCGCCAAATAAATTGATACGATTTATTCAGCATGGGTCAAGCACTTATAAGCAAGGGCGTAGAAAGTGGCCGTTGTATGCGGCTAGTCGTGCCGCACAACATAGCATGTGGCAAGGAGCAAATGAAGCGGCTCCAGAAAATTTTAAATTAGGAATAGTTCATCCTGTGCGAGTTAATACAAAACATGTAGCACACTTGCCACAACCTAACCCAGAACTTTGTTTAGAACCAGATGATGTAGCTGCCGTTATTGAAGACATGGCTCGCAATATGACGGAAAGCTATTGCGTAGATATGGATTACAAAAAACCAAACAACGCAAATGAATCGTAAAATTTTTAGTAAAATTAATAATCAACTACTAGTATCTATTATAAGTACGTACGAACAAGATACCCTGCGAGTAGATTCAGCCAGTGAAGCAGAAATTTTGCAAGTTTGTTCTTTAAAATTGCCTGCCGGTAGAAAAGTAAAACCACACAAACATTTACCGATTAAAAGAGAAACTTTAGGTACACAAGAATGTTGGATAGTTTTAAAAGGTAAATTAAGTGTTCAAATATTTGATATTAACGATGATATCATTGAAACATTTATTATTAATCAAGGAGATTGCATGACAACATATAATGGCGGGCACACACTAACTGTACTCGATGACGCAGTAGTCGTCGAAGTTAAGAATGGCCCGTATTACGGATCAGCTCTTGATTCAGCATCGATTGATATTAAAAATTAACTTAGGAAATATATGACAAAAACAGCATTTATAACCGGCGTTGCCGGACAAGACGGGAGTTACTTGGCTGAGCATCTACTTAGTCTAGGATACCGAGTAACCGGAATCATTAGACGTAATAGTACAGTAGAACATCAACGAAATCGTGTAGATCATTTGTCTTTGGATTTAGAATACGGTGATTTGCTTGATCAAAGTTCGCTAGAACGTTGTCTTCGCATGTTCCAACCAGACGAAATTTATAATCTGGCAGCACAGTCTCATGTTCGTATCAGCAGTGACATGCCTCAATTCACTGCGCAAACAAATGCTCTAGGTGTGCTTAACATGCTTGAGGCATATAGAAATATTGTGCCCGAAGCAAAATTCTATCAAGCAAGTAGTTCAGAAATGTTTGGAACTTCAGTTGATGCCGACGGTTATCAACGTGAAACAACACCTTTGCGCCCAGTTAGTCCTTACGGATGTGCTAAAGTGTTTGGATTTAACATTGTACATCATCATCGCAAGGCCTACAAATTATTTGCCGCCAACGGTATTTTATTCAATCATGAATCACCAAGACGAGCTAGTAATTTTGTTACCAACAAGGTTGTTAAATCTGCTGTAGAAATTTCATTAGGATTAAGAAATAAATTAGAACTAGGAAATATGGATAGCTATCGTGATTGGGGACATTCTTATGACTATGTTAGAGCTATGCATTTGATTTTACAACAAGATACACCAGATGACTATGTAGTAGCCACTGGCGAAACTCGAAGTGTACGTGAAATGTGCGAATATGTTTTCACCAAACTAGGATTAAACTATCAAGACTATGTAGTTCAAAATCCTAAATATTTGCGACCAGAAGAGTTACCTTATTTAAAAGGTGATAGTACTAAAATTCGAACTCAACTAGGATGGGCTCCTAAATATTCGTTTTACGACTTAATGGATGAAATGATAGCTCATTGGCAAGAACAAATTCCCAACCAAAAGTAAAGTATTAAATTTGGTAAATCATAGGTTGACATTTATACGTATAGAGTTTACAATTGAGTATCTAGTTAGAAAGTAGACACTATGAAATTATCTCAATTTTTCTTAACTGTTCTTGATCGTTTAGGACGTAAACGTATTATTATGGATAGACATAATAACGCTCCTTATTTAGAACGTTATTATGTTTTTTTAAAAGATAGAAAATGGTTTCCTTTTAATATCTTTGTTCATAAATTTTTAAAATCAGACCCTGACGATGTACATGATCACCCATGGCCTTATGCTACATTAATTTTAAAAGGCGGGTACTTTGAATGGGTGCCCATATTTGATAATGATGGTAAGAAAATCGCAGAAATGTGCCATTGGCGTGGTGCTGGTCATTTCCGCATTTGTAATGCCAAAAGCTATCATCGTATTGAGTTAGATCCAGAAGTTACTGCTTGGTCATTGTTTATGCCAGGACCTCAACTAAGAGAGTGGGGATTTTTGGTAAAAAATATTTGGATTCACAATGATGAATATTTAAAAGCAAAGAGTTCGACATGAGTGATAAAATCTTCGATGGCCCGGATGATAAAGGTGATAGTTCAGCTCCGTGGGATAATGTACTACAGGAAGATTTTCACGTGGCGGTTTATTACGATAAGTATCCTTGTACCCCTGGACACTTGTTGTTTGTTCCTAAATACAACACAACACACATACTAAGTGAAGCATTCAATGACGCATTTAGATATGGGCGAGCAAAAGTCAACAGCGGTGAGTGGGATGGATTTAATATAGGATTAAACTACGGCGAGGCGGCTGGACAAACGGTTAATTGGCCGCATATACATCTTATACCCCGACACAAAGGAGATGTAGAAGATCCAGTGGGTGGTGTAAGAAATACAATACCAGGCAAAGGTAATTATAAAAAATGAGTAAGACAGCCAAAGACATTACTGACAATCTTATACAAAGAGCCATGACAATGAAATTATTTTTAATTAGTCGTCCGGTCGAAAAAAACTGGTTACCAAAAGGTGCGTTGCCGTTTGATGTTAAAGCCAGTAAAGGCACGGCAACTTTTAAAGTATACGCAGTAAGTGAAAAAGAAGCAGACGATTTAGTAACCCAATATTTAGAGAATGGAGATGTTGATGAGTAAAATTAAAGTATCTGAATTATTTTATAGCGTTCAAGGCGAAGGGAAATACATGGGCGTGCCTAGTGTCTTCTTAAGAACATTTGGCTGTAATTTTTCTTGTAGTGGGTTTGGTATGCCAGACGGACAGCAAAGTAAAGAAGCTGAATTTATTGACCCGGTAAAATTTCGTTCCTACAATGACTTACCTTTAGTTTCTACAGGATGCGACTCTTATGCCTCTTGGCATCCTAAGTTTAAAGATTTTAGTCCATTACTAACGTCAGATGCTATAGTAGAACGCATCATGGAAATACTACCTCATAATGAATGGAGAGATGAGCATCTTGTTATTACGGGCGGTGAGCCTTTATTAGGGTGGCAACGTGCTTACCCAGAATTGCTAAATCATCCAAAAATGTCAAAATTAAAGTCAATTACATTTGAAACAAACGGTACACAAGAGCTCGACGAGGAATTTAGAAAATACCTATTTACATGGTCGCAAGATAGAAATAGAAAAATTACATTTAGCGTTAGTGCTAAATTACCAGGAAGCGGTGAAAAATGGGCATCAGCCATTCTACCAAATACTGTATGTAAATACGAATGGTTCGGTGATGCTTATTTAAAATTTGTAGTAGCCACAGAGAAAGATATCTCAGATGCTGAAAGTGCCGCTAATGCTTATAGATCAGCAGGGTTCACTGGTCAAATTTATCTCATGCCAGTTGGCGGGGTTGAGTCAGTGTATAATTTAAATGCTAAAAATGTAGCATTGGCCGCAATGTCCAGAGGATGGCGATATAGTGATCGACTTCAGGTGCCGCTTTTCAAGAATGCGTGGGCAACATAAAATGTTTGAAAAAATAAAAAAATTATTCAGCGCTAAGGAAGTCGCGGTCGAAGAAACTAAAGAACCCGCAGTTTCTAAAAGTGAAAAAGAACTGGCAACTGAACGCGGGGAACCTTACGTCAACATACTTAGCATGGACATTGATCCTGCCAATATAAATCAAGGAGCGTTTGAATTAGATTGGAACGATAAATTTGTGGCAAATTTAGTTAGGGCAGGATATCAAATGAATCCTGCTGATACAGATACCGACATTGTCGACCGCTGGTTCGTACAGGTTTGTCGCAACGTGGTTCTCGAGACTTATGAGCAATACGAAGCTATGAGTAATCGTGTAGTTAAGTCACGTGACGTCGGCGATGGGCGACGAGAGATAAGTTAAGGAGTACATATGATATTCAATAAAATTAAAGAATTAAAACAACAAGGTCTTGTTATAGGAATCACATTTAGCACGTTCGATTTATTTCATGCCGGGCACGTAGCCATGCTCAGTGAAGCTCGCAATCACTGTGATTATCTAATTGCCGGGCTACAAACAGATCCAACTATCGATAGGCCAGATACAAAAAACAAACCAATACAAAGTATTGTTGAAAGACAAATACAATTAGCCGCTTGTCGATATGTAGACGAAGTTGTTGTATATCAAAGTGAAAAAGATTTGATAGACTTATTGCTTATACTACCGTTGAATGTTCGAATTTTAGGTGTAGAGTACGAAGGCAAACAATTTACTGGTGACAAAGCTTGTTATCAACGTGGTATTGAAATCATCTTCAATGGTAGAGACCACAGTTTTAGTTCATCTAGTTTACGTAAACGTGTAGCAGACGCTGAAAATAGAAAATTATGATTTTACTTGTATGCGGAGACGGACACACCGGGGGATCTCAAGCAGTTAACCAATTTGACTGCGCCGGCGGATATTTAAGTGAGTTACCACACCCTGAAAACTTGGCAGCCAGCTGGGGGAGATTATTGAGTGTGAATCTCAAGGCTGGGTTTGATTATCGAGCAAAGCATACACATACCAATTCGATAATTTTAAATGAGGCCAAGGAATGGGTTGATTCAAATGCCTCTACTGAAAAAATTCTAATCATACAGTGGACAAATTCTACAGATGTAGAAACAGAACATGAAAATATATGGCAATTTCACTTATGGTTAGCGGAACGCAACATCGCTCATATTTTCTTTAATAGTTATGGTACTTTTTCAACTTGCGCAAACCAACATGACTGGGGAGTTAATTATATAACTCCTTACGATGAAAATGGAACGTATACTGCTAGGCTAAAAACTGCTGGTTTTGATACTGTGACCAATGAATCACCTTATTTTGGTGCCGATGGGCACATTTGGTGGGGTCATTTTTTATTAAAATATATCATTCAAAACAAACTATTAAGTTGACTTTTAATGTTGTTTGCGTTATAATAAGACATGAAACAAAAATACCTACTAGTTGATTCGGCTAATCTTTTCTTTAGAGCTCGACACGGTGCACATCGTGGAGCAGATACTTCAGAAAAACTTGGCATGGCACTACACATTACTTTAATGGCCGCAAATCGCATGGCGCAGAGATTTCAATCTGACCATACAATTTTCTGCTTAGAAGGACGTAGCTGGCGTAAATCGTTTTACAAACCCTACAAAGCTAATCGTGCTGTTTCTCGAGCTTCTTTAACTGAAAAAGAGCAAGAAGAAGACAAGATGTTTTGGGAGACGTATGATTCACTAACCACGTTTTTAAGTGAAAGAACAAATTGCAGTGTGCTAAGATGTCCCACTGCCGAAGCCGATGATTTAATTGCCAGATGGATCGCACTTCATCCAGAAGATGAGCATATTATCATTAGCAGTGATACTGATTTCGTACAATTACTGGCGCCTAATGTCAAACAGTACAATGGGATTACCGATGAATTGCTAACCATTGATGGGATATTTGATGCCAAAGGTAAGCCGGTGCTTGATAAGAAAACCAAGCTACCCAAAACAACGCCAGATCCTGCTTGGTTATTATTTGAGAAATGTGTACGTGGCGATAGTACCGACAATGTCTTTAGTGCATATCCTGGTGTTCGTGAAAAAGGATCAAAGAATAAAGTTGGACTGCGTGAAGCTTTTGAAGATAAAGAGAAAAAAGGATTTGCGTGGAATAATTTAATGTTGCAACGTTGGAGTGACCCTGATGGAGTCGAACATCGTGTGTTAACTGATTATGAACGTAATTGTACCTTAATCGACTTGACAGCGCAACCCGACGATGTTAAACTAGCAGTAGACACTTGTATACGAGAACAAATCAGCCACAAAGATGTTGGGCAAGTTGGTGTTAGATTTTTGCAATTCTGTGGTAAGTATGATTTAGTCAAACTAAGTGATAATGCCGACAATTTTAGCAAGTGGATGAATGAAACTTATAAAGGAATACTGAATGACCTTAGTAGCTAAACCTATTATTGATAAACAATTTTGGGTGGTACACCAAGATAATCGTAAGGTTGGCAACATCGAAGCGGTCGACGGCGGGTATCAGATAAAAATTGATAATCAAATTATAGGACAATATAAAAATATCAAACTAGTAAAAGATATTGTAGAGTTTGAACCAGTAATTCCTGTTGCGAAGAAAAAAGCTACCACCAACGAAGTTTATGGGTATAGCATTAGCGGACGAGCACATAATCCCATGTGGTATGTTCAAAAGCAATTACCTGTATATACCAAAACAAAAAAAAGTAAAAGTTGGTATGCTGCCGGTTGGTATTATGTAAAAAAAGGAAGAGCTTGGAGTACCATGCGGGATCCCAAGTTAATCACATTGCAAAGGTATCCTTACCAAGGACCTTATCACACAAAAGAAGAGGTAGTAAAACAATGAATTTATTTCATGATCAAAAAAAATTTATGGTAGCCTGCGATCAAAAAGTTGATGCTTATGCCATTTCTCAGTATGCGATGTATCTTAAACTAATTGACGAAGAAGTCAGCGAGCTTCATCAAGCTGTACTAGCCGATGATTTAGTAGAACAACTTGATGCGTTGATTGATATTCTAGTGGTCACTATCGGTGCCATACACAGCGCAGGGTTCGACGCCGAGGGTGCGTGGAAAGAAGTTATGTCTACTAATTTTGCTAAAATCGATAAAAGAACCGGAAAAGTCAAGCGTAGAGAAGATGGAAAAATTTTGAAACCGGAAGGGTGGGCTCCTCCTATGTTGAGCCCTTATATCAACAAATCATGAGCTTGCATTTACAAAAATTCATCGACAGAATGCGCGGTAATGAACATCGTAATAACAAAGATTTTGTTATGCCAATGTCAGATGCCAAGGGTATGCTCGCTGATTTAACTGAGCTGTTGCTAGAGCTAAATCATCTAAAAACCGCAAGTTCATCAGCTTTAACCAATAGTAGTGACGAAATTAACATATCAGGCGGTAACTTTAAGTAGATTTTGTATAAATATAACTATACAGAAAGAATATAAAGTGAGCAGACCAAAACCGAAAATTTTAATAGAAGTTACAAACAAGTCTACCTACAAAACTGAGCAGATTTTATCAGCTGATGCTGTATATGCTGTATTTTTTCAAGGTAAACCTGTTAACCTACGAACAGTATATCAGCTTATAGCTTATCCTGGACCAAAATACAAAAAATCCTCGTTTGGAAACAAAGGCCATGCATTTAACCTAGCTAAAAAATTAAATGAACAATTTAAAACCAATGATTTTGCTGTGTACGAATTAACCCAAGGTACTCTTATCACCAAAGAATAATGTATGCGAGATAAAATCGAGCTTACTTCAACAATAATTAATCAATTACCCAAAGACCAATCTATTACCGTTGCTGATGCCGCGGTAGCATGGTGGTATAATCTCAGGACTGACGGCGGGTTAAGACTAACAGACGAAGGATATAATGTATTAGTTAAATTTTTAGAATTAGAATGTTATAATTACAGCATCAAAGAATCAGACAACGTTAATAACAAAATGCTGTTATTGTTGGATAAAAAATTAACAATGCCCTACTACATAACAAAAAAGAAAAGCATAATAACAATGATATCGTTTTTTAGTAGTAAAGAAGCCGTACTTATAAATTTGTATGGTGATTTAGAAAAATTTTTAAATAACTACTAGTGTAGGTTTAATAAATAAAAGTATGTTTTTAAAGGAATAAAATGACAACTGGAATCGTAAAATGGTTTAACGACGCAAAAGGATTTGGATTTATCACTCCAGATGATAAAGGAGCAGATTTATTTGCGCATTATACCCAAATTAAATCAGAAGGATTTAAAAGTTTGAAAGAAAATGCTCGTGTAAAGTTTGATGTGGTTAATGGCGCAAAAGGCCTACAAGCCAGCAACATAGAAGTATTGTAACAGAATCTGCCAGCAATGGCAACTATAGTTGAAAGGCATTGCGGACGCGGTTTCGATACCGCCAGGTCCACCAAATTCCTCATCTGAAACATTTTATTACTAGAATGTTTTGGATGGGCCTGAAATGGATTCGACGTGGTGAGAATAAAACTATAGGGATCGGCAAGGTAGAAGCCGTAGGATTAAGGCAACTTAATCAAAGACACACAAAAAGTAAATGCAAACGCATCGAAAGGCGAAGTAACTGTAAGCGGTAAGGGAATTCGTTTCTCTGCTCGTTCTACAGCAAAAGCCGAAGCATTCGCAGTTTAATCACTGGCGTTGATCAACTATGATTAGAAACAGAAAATAGTAGAAAAAGACTACTTCGGTAGTCTTTTTTCTTGACATTTAAATTAGTCAAGTGTATACTTTATTTTTACTAGGAAAGTTGTAAAATGATTGAAAATAAATTAAGAAGTTTAGCCAAAGCTGTAAGTTGGAGAATTACAGGTTCTGTTGATACTTTTATTGTTAGTTGGTTTATTACTGGACAAGCAAAGCTAGCTAGTGGTATCGCACTAACAGAGTTGGTAACTAAAATTGGGTTGTATTGGGCACATGAACGAATTTGGGATCGATCCAATTGGGGGAGAATTAAAAATGATTAAAAATTACGCTAATTTAATACTTATTTCTGTTTCTACCATAAATAAAATACTAAATACAGTTGTTGAAATACAACAAATAAAGATTACCAAAAAAGATTGACAATACAAGCAATGATGTTACAATACATTTATTGTTTAAAAAGAGAAAACAAATGACTTCATTACATAGACCATTTAATACGATATCCAAACAGGCGTGCTCAATGCCCGCTACTTGGTCGTCTACGTTTAATCGTTTAGATAATGTAAGTTCAGTAGAGATTTATCCAGTGGTCCGGGAGGACAAGAATACTTAAGCAATATACTTAAAAATTCTTAAACTTCCTAGACCCTGAAACTAACAATTTCAGGGTTTTTGTTTATAAGCGTTAAACTATGACAGATGAAAATAAAAAACAACTACAGCAAGCCGAATGGATTAAAGAACACGTGCTAACCAACGAACAACAACGAAAGTTGATTTTAGAAAAGTTAGAGCGTGCCTTGAAATATCAGCAAGCTTGGAAAGAACAGAGCGCGAAGATTACCTAAGAAGGATCTCATGACCGCGAAGTGTGAAGAACTCCGGGAACGTAGCCCGGGCAGTGCACTTAAAACATACTGCGAAAGAGGGCGTCCTGCCGGATGATAAGTTAGTGGCGATAACACTAATGTGTAAAAAGGCAGAGTATTAAAATGTATTGTCATCAGTACATTTTAATACACGTATTCGCAAGAGTACGTTATGGAGTAGAAGCATCAATGGTGATGCAGTGGACTGTAAATCCGCCGTCTTTGACACGCTTGGTTCGATCCCAAGATGCTCCACCAATACTAAATACAGTATCATGCTAAAAAAATTACACGACATTGATGTTTTACCTATTTTAACTGAATACATCCATTTAGAAAAAAAGATCGAATGGGCTGTAATGGGTCACAAAGGTAAACAAGCAGGTATTCAGCATCTAGCAGGGGAAAATATTTGGTCTAGTGCAGTTGGTAAAGGCCGAGGAATCGACCTTACCTGTAACGAGTTAAATCCGCATATTAAAAATACAATATTTGAAAAATTAATAGTAGATTACAAACTTACTAGAACTAGACTAATGTGGGTCAACGAAATGAGTTGCTACAGTATACACAAAGATTCAACCCCTAGAATTCATATACCTTTAATCACTAACCCCGAGTGTTATTTTGTATTCAAAGATAACACCCAGGCTACTATAGAACACATGCCAGCAGGAGCTGTTTATTGGACTGATACTAGAAAATTTCACACCTTTATAAACTGTTCAACGCAATCTAGATTGCATTTGATAGGAGTAGTAGAAGAATGAAGCCTTTGGTATTATTGAATTATCCGTTGGATTTAACCCGGTTATTGACAGAAGCTGATGAAATTAAAAAAACAGCAGAATCGTATGTTGATGGTAGATACAACAACGCACTAGACTATTGGAAAATAGCTAGAGACTACGGCGAATATGGTAAACAAATCTTAGAAGATTTTGGCTTAGGTGGCAAACCTAGATATTATTGGTTGGCACCAAACAGTTACTTGCCTGAACATACTGATCACAATACCCAATGTTCGATTAATTTTGTACTAAGTAAAAATTTAGCTCCTGTTACTGTCGAAAACGTTGATTATTTTTATACACAAGCTTTGCTAAATACTTCCGTTCGACACTCGGTTCGCAATGGCCCGGAAGAAAGAATATTGTTTAAAATATCTATTTTTGATAAGACCTTTGAAGAAGTGGCTGAAATAATCAAATACAAGTTATGAAACAAATTAACTTTAATTATAGTTCAAACTCATTATCTAAAGTTGATATCGACGAGTTCATTGATTTACACTTTGAATTAAACAATAATATACCTTTTAATAACCCTTACTACGAAAATACCATGACACGATGGAGAAGTAGTAAGTTTAAAAGTTTAGAAGACGTTAGAAAAAAATATCAAGATAGTAAAATATTAAAATATTTAGAACCGTCTATTACCCAAGCACAAAAACATGGTATTTTGGGCTGTTATGATTTTAATACCATGATGATTGGTAATCACCCTAGACTCCCAAAGAAAGATGGTATAGTAAAACATTTTCATCGTGGATCAACACCAGGTATAGATTGTAATATCTACACAATAGTTTATCCATTACTAATTAATAATCCTGTAACCGAATATGTATGGATGCATTGGGTAGAACACGATCACAAAACAGTTGATTTTGATAATCTTATTCGAACACCGGAAGATCATCAAGTGGTCAAAGATATGAGAGCTTTTGCCATTCAAGATCGCACTAGACCAGAAATCCATATTCCGTTTCCTAGTGCCAATGAACAATTAACTTTTGAATTTAATGGTACACATTGGTTACATTCGGTAGAAAATTCAAAGGATAATATATATTTTGTCGTTGCGATTAGTGATACTAGAGAATAGTGTATACCTTACGCTTCAGTTCTATTTGATTTTAACTAATTTTATAAGATAAGCAGTGACATCAATCTGCCACCACTTTTTACCAAATCTCCAGTCAGCAGGAAAAGCGTGATGATTATTGTGCCATCCCTCTCCCCAAACAAATATACCTGTTAACCAATGATTGGTACTGGTATCTCTGGTTTGATAATCTTGCCATCCTAAAAAATGACTCAGTGTATTAATGAAACTGCCGGCATGCCATAATATAAAACTTGGAAATAACCACAAATATATCACCGCAAATGGGTCAATAGCGTAACAAAACAACCCGTAACCAGCATGTACTAACCAATAATATTTGTGCATATTGATATGAAAATTACTGCGTAACAAATCAGGAACGTACTTTACACGCGGATGATGAAGCATACTAAAAAATTGAATTTTCCACCAAGGTAAATGATGTGGACTGTGCGGATCTCTGTCAGTATCAGTGAATCTATGATGTTCTCTATGTACCGCACACCAAGCAATACTACTTCCGGTACCACCAATGGTACCTAAAAATGTTCCGAGATATTCCCACCATTTTGGTGCGTTGTAACTTTTATGACTAAGCAATCGGTGATAAATCCCGCTCATTCCAATAGCCCCGGTTAAAAAATATACAAAAAAAGCCCAAGCATAATGAGACATCGAAGCATACATTATCATTGGTATCAGTGATAGGTGTACTAAGATTTGAAATAACAACAACGAGTTATATTTTTTAAATAAATGGTTTAGCATAAGTATATTTATACTGTGGGAGATGTTATGGAACAGATAAAAAGATCTGAAAAAGAATTATTATCTAAGTATAGAAATGTTTTTTTAAACGAAGAAAACAAATCTATCGAAGATTGGAAGAATTATGCTTATGTACCTTTAGATATTCCGAAATTTGACTGCCCGGAAATAGTCGAGTGGTTTTTTAATCGTTGTGCAGAAACAAAAAAATTAAATATTTCGCATCATAATCCTTCTATTTATGATTTATTTTTTAATACAGTTGAAATTTACTATAACGAAAAAAGTAAGAATCGCACTAAAAAATACAGAACAGCCAATAATCTCACTGATGAATTCATAGAAAAATTCCCTGATTTTTACAATAAACTGTTGGAAAATTTTCCTTTTAAATCAGTAGGATATTTAATGTTTTTAAACTGTACCGATGAGGTTAAAATGCATCGTGATCACGAAAATATTGTAGATGGGCCGACACAGTTTAGAATCATGCTTTATGATGAAAATCCAATATCTACTTTGGGTTTTGTAGATTCGTTGCCTGATACGGAAGTAGATCTTAGTAAAAAGTTTTTAACTGCGCAACTAGAAGATACTAATTCTTTGGCGTGGAACAATCTAAGAGTCAAACATGGTAGTTCTTATGATCCTAAATATAAAAAAATTATTTTAGGAATTATCGACTATGAATTAGATATGCCCAGGCTACATGATCTCATGAAAAGAAGCGTTGAAAAATATAAGCAACATGCCATGATCATCGACCGACCTACCAGTGACTATGTTAATATCAACAACGTGCGTTAATCAAAGAAATAAATGGCTAGCAGTCTTCCTGATATTATAAAACATGACATTCAGAACTTATCAATCATACCATCCTGACTTTATGATTAAACACGAAGAATATCCTTATGAAGATTCACGAAAATTATGCGAGTCTCTTACTCACTGGTGGGATCATGTTCAACGCAGAATTAAACATGCGAAAACAAAAAGCAATTATGATTTAACCAGTGAAGAGACTAACAGTTTAAACTACAGCTTTAATGAAAAACTTAAAACCGGAAGCTTTAGTTTTTTAATTTATAAGAAAACAACAGTTGCCGGATTTCAAGGTCTGTTAATAATGGATGAAGGTCGAACTGCATTATGTCATCGCATGATGGGCAATCCTGAATTTCCTTTTGCGGATCATTTGGGCATGTGGACTGATATTTTCATGACCTGGCAAGTTAAATGTGCTTATGAAATGGGCTGTGAGCAATACAAATTAGGATGGAACTTACACAACTATTCTCGATATAAGTCGCATAGAGATGCTACTATTAAAGATAGATTCAAACATAACGGCGTTAATTCTGGACTATTACAGAAATTTGATTACCTAGGAAAACAAACGTTATTTTACACTGAACAGTATGTAGCGGCGCTTGACTTAACTCAAGATTGGATAAGAGAATTAGTAGAGTCTCTCGAATACAAATTAATCGACGAATAGTGGTTTACTAAATACAGGATGAAACTGTTATTTAAAATAAATTTACCACATCCGCCTCAATCTGTACTCGATGAGGTAATAGACATTGGAAACAACAGATATGCCGATGCTGACTTAAGACAGCACATTGTAGGCTACGCTGGTGACACAGACTTTGGAAATGATCCTTTTGATCGCAGAAACAAGCGTAGAAGATTACTCGATGTTGATAAAGGCATTTATGCCAGAACCAAGCCTACTGATGAATTAAAGGAATTTATCTATTCGATTTTACCAGACTATGGCTTAACCGATGACAGAATTGGTATTCAAACCACAATTAATCGTCATTTTCCTCATACAGATAAATTGTACGCAAGATTGATGTATCGTGTAAGTGGTGATGCTTGCGTCACCACTTGGTTCATCGAAGAAGGTCAAGAATTAATTAGAAAAAGTGGTATCGGATTCCTCGAGTATGATACTCCCACTTTAAAGCCCATCGAAAGCGGTGTACTCAATAACGGTAATTGGTACTTGGTGATTTCAAATGTTATACACGGTGTCATGAATAACAAGGGTAAAAGAATTTCAATAACTGTTCCTATGGAAGAGTGGCAAGCCAATAAGCTTATCAGCGAGCATAACACAGAGGAATAACTATGTTAACACGTAAACAATTGCCATTGTATGGCAAGATACAAAAGACAGTAGATCTCGAACGATTGATACAGTATTGCATCGATAAAGGCTATACTAACTACGATGCGTTTGTAGATGTTAAATACGGTGAAAACGAAAAGCACAGTGCTTTCTTAAAAACACACGCTTTCAGTAAACAAAACTTTTTTACTGAAGATGAAGCTGTTGAGACTTTACAAGGTGAGAAGTATAAGCAACTGTATCTCACAGAAATTGACCCGTCTAAACTTGTTTCGTCGAATGAAGAAATCAACGCTACCAGCACAAGTACTTTTAGTAAAAATAAAAGAAGATTACCCACTTCCAGCAATTACTTGCCCGAAGCCGACGAACACAACTACGGAGTTCGAAACAATCATGTTAAAGATATCTTCGAAGAAATTATTGATATGTTCGAAAGTCCAGTTTGTCGTGTCAGACTAGCAGTATTGATGCCAGGATTTTCAATTAAACCACATGTTGATTATGATCCTAGTTATATTGTTAGATATCATATTCCTATCATTACCAACAAAGCAGTAATATTTGGAGGTAAAAATAAAAATGAATCTACAGAATATACCATGCCAGCTGATGGAAGCATTTATTTTTTCAATAGCGGTGTGCTACATTGGGTTGGCAATCATGGCACAGAACCAAGATTGCATTTAATCATTGATACCAATGGTCAAGCAGATTTAGAATTAATTTAAAGTGTCAGTAAAAAAAATCACATAATGGGCTGTAAGGGTTGTTGGGGGATGAGCCAGGGCTCAGTTGAATTTTGCAAGTTTAGCTCGATCGGGGCGGCACCGATATCCTCCACCATTAACATCCGGTTAGCTCAATAGTAGAGCATTCGACTGATAATCGAAAGACAGAGGAGCGTTACCTCTACTGGATACCAAAACTTTAATTATCAATAACACAAAGGAAACTATGAAATTTAACTTACCGCACATTAAAGAATATATCAGCGAGCAAAGTAACACAACAAAGATATACATTGGTGTAGATAGTGAAAGAGTCAAAATAAATGGTTTATGGTACGCAGATTATACCGCGGCTATTGTTGTTCATATTGATAGTAAACACGGATGTAAATTATTCGGGGAGGTAACTAGAGAACGTGATTTCGATAAGCCTAACAGACCCAACACACGGTTAATGACAGAAGTATACAAAGCCAGTGCTTTATACCTATCATTGGTCGATGTAGTAGGCGATAGAGAAATGTTTGTTCATTTAGACATCAACCCAAATGAATTTCATGCCAGCAGTAACGTAGTAGCACAGGCAATTGGTTATATTCGCGGTACGTGTAATGTGACCCCGTCCGTTAAACCCTACGCTTGGGCCGCAAGTACTGCCGCTGATAGGTTTAGAAGTTTAAAGATAGCAAATGAATAATGAGGGCGTGATAAAATAATTTAGGAGTATGGCGTAATTGGCAGCCGCGCTGGATTTAGGATCCAGTATCTGAAAGATGATGTGAGAGTTCAAATCTCTCTGCTCCCACCAAAATAATTGACTTAATAGTCAACAACATATATAATACTAGCAACAAGGAAATAAAAGTATGGCAAATAATCCACTAAAACACAAAACTGGCAAGACTCGTCTTGGTCCTTTGAATCTCAAGCAGTTGGAAGATATGTTGGCAAAAACATCAAAGGGTAAAGATAAGGCAAAAATCAACAACAGAATCAAAACAGTAAAATCTAGATTAGAAAAAGCTAAAGTTTAAAAAAGAATATTCCCGGTTAGCTCATTTGGCAGAGCAGCCGCCTTGTAAGCGGCAGGTGGTCAGTTCGAATCCGACACCGGGAACCAAAATTTAATATATATGGATCTTCAAAAAATATTCGAGTATTTAAAAAATTTATACTCATTCGATTTACATAAAGGGCCTTTCATTTATGGAAGTTCAACGGTTTATCATCATTTAAGTTCTTTAGGCGAAAAACCTTCTTGGTTACCTAGAGAAATTGATATTTTGTGTAGAAATCAAACTCAATTTGATGAACTAGATGTTATTCTAACTCCATTAGCCACTAATATTAGAATTTTTGATAGCCCTGAACATTTACGTGGCAATCAATATGCCAAAGACTTTGATATACCTAATTGTTATAAGATCCAAATCTTTATAGTCGATAAGGATCACGAACAAATATTAACTAACATAGACTATACTATTTTAAGATCCTGCACCGATTGTACTAATTGGTCTGTAGCACCGGGTACTATAGATGATATCAAAAACAAGTTGTTATTAGACAACAATGATCGTGTTCAATTTTTTATCAAACAAAAAGGCTACGAAACTGTAAAAAATAGATATATAAAATATATAAGTCGAGGATTTGTAGATAGAGATAACTTAATTTTAAATAAAATAGAATCTTACAAGTGAGAGTAGGCAAGCACTTTTTACAAAAAGCAGGTAAGGTGTTTATAGATACACAAAAGTCTTCCAAACTTTAGTAGACCGGGGCGGTACCGGCTACCTGCTCCATAAATATTAATATGAAACATAAATTAAATTTAATCGAATCAGCAGAATCACCAGGGCCTAGTTATGTTGAACTTTCAGACGAAAATATCAAAGTCTTAGAAGAAATATTAAATGGACTTAATCAAATAAGTGAATTGGTTAATCAACAATATACGGAATTGAGATTAAGGAATGTAAGATATGAATAAGCTTAATGAATTAAATACTCATCTAGGAACTAAACAATTAGTTGCTATCAATCAGGCTAAGAAATCAATTGCTAATATAATTAATCTTATGCCAAAAGAAGATATTATTTTAATGATGAATGAAATAGGAGATAAAATTCCCGATATTAAAAAATTATTATCTAAAAATAAAAAATGAGTTCTATATTAGAAGGTATAACAAAAGCACAAAGACAATTTCAAAGAATTAAAACTGAATTGTATATAACTTACATTTGGCAAAAAGCTAGATATCAATCAACTACAGGTGCTATACCAAAACTAAACATTAGTGTTGAAAACTTAAAACAATTACAAATCGAGTTAGCTAATCTTCGAAATCAATTATTAAAGTTAGGATATACCGAAGAACAATTATAGTCCGGCAAGTAGCTTAACAATGCTCAAACTGTATAGCTGGAATTTACCAGTGAAGTGGGAAGGAACGCCCATGTACGGACATCTCGAGGATGATAAGTCCTCATTTTTATTGTTTAAGGCATGGAAATAAAAAAATCAAATTTACTAAAAGGGCGTGACAGCTATGATTCAACCAGTTCGGGCATGTTGATTCCTTTTCTCAACAGAAATGTTACGCCATATGCCACAGAAGCTGGCAGTATAAAATTTGAAATGGTTCCTGTCACCAAACAAAAAGACTTGATGATTAATCATGCCAGAATTTTTGCTCAGCAAGAATATGATCGCATCATGGAATTGGTAGCTGTGTTGGAAAAGCAAGCCGAACAAATCAAACGCAGACTTGAAGTCACTGATGCTGTATATGCGGCAGTGTATGAATTTCAGCCGGTAATGGGACAAGAATATTGGCTGGTATGGAACCAGAGAAAGCGACACACTCTGCTAACGCAACACGGCCCTGATGATTGGAGCAGTGGAAAGCCCGCTGATTATGAGTATATCACAAAAATAAAATACATGGGTGATCATACTTGGTTGGAAATCGAAGATTAACTGTTGTTTTTACACAACACAATAACCCTAAACACATCATGGGTATCTGCCAACTAAATTGACATTTAACTCCCGTGGTGCTACAATACATACATGTTAAGAAATTAACAAGTTTACTATCAAGTAAACGTTGTAGTATAAAAACAACAGTTGATAAAACAGTTGACATTTAAACAAAATGGTACTATAATACATACATGTTAAGCAATTAACAATGTTCATTAAAAATTTAAATTAGTATAGCAATCCTCTTAAATGAGGTGCTATATTAAAATGTATTAAAGGTTACCTACACCGTTAGGAACTTAAAGAAAGGAGCAAAGGGGCCGCCCTACGCAATCTTAAAGTTCATGAAACAAGCGCAAGCCGGAAAAGCGACGGAGTATGTAGGCAGTAATGACCGTACAGTCTTACGCGGAGACGTTCCCGTAAGTAGAGATAGATGTACAATGGTTCCTTTAGTATAGTTTAATATAGTAGCGAGCGGCATCTTAAGTGATCGGAACGACCGTACAGCAGAGAGATGGTAGACTCTGCCCTACTATAAAATTTTGGTCCCATAGTATAGTGGTTAATATAGGAGCTTGTCACGCTTCAGTCGGGAGTTCAATTCTCCCTGGGACCGCCAGAATTTAACTAGAGAGCAAGCCTAGCATCTTGTAAAAGATACGCTAGCGGAATGGCAGAAATGAGAATACAGACGGAACCTTAAAGCCGAATCCGTCCCTAGTTAAAACTTTTATGTCCTGGGAATCCACGCAAAGTTCGCAACTTTGGGCAGTGAGTAGGTGAAACTCCTACGAGGACGCCAATTTGTTCCTATAGATTAGTGGCTAGATCATCGCCCTTTCAAGGCGAAGAACGGGGGTCGGAACCCCGTAGGAACACCATATAGAAACACTTCTTCTGGAGCTGATGCCCAGACTAGTCTCTGATGATAATCGTCGGAAGAAGTGTTTCTATATGGTGTCTATAGTGTAGCGGAAACACTAGGGATTGTGGTTCCCTCATCACCGGTTCGAACCCGGTTAGACACCCCAACATTAAAGGTTATTTAACCAACGTAAAGCAGAATTTACATTGGTGAAATATTGCATTTCGAAATATTCAGTGTCGTAGACATCGCGCACCATGATACAACATACTCCCTTATCATAAGATAAGTGAAAATGCAAACCATTCGGTGTTAAACTGTTGTATGTTTTCACACTAATATTTATGTAGTTTGCGTCTGTAGCTCAGTGGAAGAGTTCTGGTCTTCGAAACCAGCTGGCGGGAGTTCGAATCTCTCCAGACGCACCAAGAAATTTTATCTCGGAGTATAGCACAGCCAGATAGTGCGCTCGGTTTGGGAAAATCTCGTTTTTGTATCGCTATGATAAATAATAGTATGAAAAACAGAATAACAAAACCAGGTTTGTTAGCAATGAATCGGAAGATAGGTTGCGTACATTGTGCTAAAGAGACTACAGTAGGAAACATAAAGAAGCATGAAACATCGTGTTTTTTAAATCCTAATAATGTAGTAGAGTGTTTAGTTTGTAGTAAGCCAATAAAAAACTATAAGGAATCAAAAGGTACTTGTAGTCGTAGTTGTGCTAACAAGCATTTTAGAAGTGGTGAAGGCAACGGTAATTGGAAGGGTGAAAACTATCAATCCATTTGTTTCCTTCATCATGAAAAGAAGTGTGTAGTATGCGGTGAGGATAAGATTGTAGCAGTTCATCATTATGACCATAATCATGAGAATAATGATCCTAACAATTTAGTTCCGCTTTGTCCTACACATCATAGTTATGTACATAGTCGTTATGTTGTTGAGGTACAACCCGCAATAGACGAGTATGTTAAGAGATTTCTCCGGTTCGCCTAACCTGGTTATGGCACCTCGTTTGGGACGAGGAATAATGTGAGTTCGAATCCCACACTAGAGACCAAGAGCAGAGGATAGGTTACATTATCCAGTATGAGTCACTAAGGTAGGTACCTAATCCTTAGGGCAAGCAATAGTACACAAACGCGATGTAACAGGTGGTAGTGATCTACTAATGGGCCAGCCTCAAAAATTGTGTCCACCAATTTAGAGTATAAGGTTTGATTCCTGCTACTCCGACCATAGAACGTGCTGTTTAATCAAC